TTTTCAAAAGATCTGCATAACAGCTTGCTATCTCCCTCTTGAAAATGAATTGTGTACTCAGGTAAAGGACTAGCTCTAAAGGTATATGGTATTTCATATTGCTCAAGAAACTGTTCAAAGTCTGTTTGCCAAATGTCTCTGATTAATGGTGCAGTTGGTTCCATAACCGCCCCGATATAACCTATATTCTGTGCTGCTAGTTTTATTGCCATGCTGCATAAGGCTCTAGTTTTGCCAGCACCATAACCAGCAGATAAACCAACAATTTCTGATTGATTATCAAAGAACTGCTGCTGCGGTGGGTGTAAATCTGTTCTGATTCTTTTTAGTAATTCATCGGTATCAATATCAATACTGTGGCTGCCTATGTGATCTAATACAGAACCTTCTCTGGAAAGTATGCTCAAGACATCACCTGTGCAATCTTAGCCATTGAATTTATACAGCCTAAAGCTACTGATAACTGACTATTGTTTCTAGCTTCTTTTTGCAATGTCGCAAGCTGTGACAACATTTCTGCAGTAAATTGTCTTCTATCAATATCAAAATCTTCTTTTAGAATCTTTCTTGCATCTGCAATATATTGATCTGTCTGTCTTTCCTTGATACCCCAATCATCTGCGGCCAACTGCATTATTTGAGAGCGTGTGTGTCCAGTTGACAAAAGTTTTGCAACTTTGTTCAATCTGTAGTCAGCTTCAGCTTTTGTAGATCGCCCTCTAGCCAATTGTTTAGGTTAATTAATAACAGTAGATGTACTAAATGTAGCTTGATTAACTGTTTTTTGTCGATTTAATTGGATATTTTGTTGTTTTTCCCAGCTTCTAAGAATTTTTTTATATTCAGTTAAGTCATCATTATTTTTATAAGGCAAAAACCCATAAAGGTAATGATATAACCATTTTGTTTTTGAGTTTTTCATTGTTTTTGTTTTTCCCAAAGTTTGATAAGAGTTTTTAATTCAAGAATCCTTGCTTTAGCTGCATTAATTCTATCTTTTGTTTTCATAAAGATTTCATAGTAAAAGTTCTTAATTGATCCTTAACTTTTTGTACTTCTGGCGGAAGGTTTGTTTTGTTTTGCTTAATGTTTTTAGCAATAATTTTATTCATGAGCTTTTGTGTGTCAGCCCAGCCTTTTTTTCTGATGTTGTGTATGTCTCTAGCAACATCAATAGGTATTTCTACCCCTAGCTTGTTTCTTATCTCTCCAATCTCAGTTCTAAAACCATGAGAGATTATAGAGCCGTCTATGTCGTAAGTTGTATTTGCTTTTTGACAGTGACAGATAAGAGCTAAATCAGAACCAGTGGATCTTCTGCCGTCTTCCAGTATGTCGTAGTCGGGATAATGATTGTTTACAAGTCCGTCTGAATTATGGACTATTCCTGTGTCGTTACAGGCAAAACATTCGTAGTCGGGGATATTGAAGGTTACTTCCCTGTCTATAGCTGCACGTTTATAATTTTTCATGGGGTGTTTTTAAAAAGGGGTGTTTTTAGGTTTTTTAAATGTAGCTGTTTTCTTTACAGATGACAACTCAAGGTACTGTTCATACTGTCCGTTTTTAATCCATCTGAAACAATCGGGGAACAATGGGGTGAAGTTATCAGCCTTTAATTGCTTTGATCTGGCTCTTATATCGGCCTCAAGGCATTGAAGTAGTCTTGTCTGTATGTTTTTACTTAATTTGATAAACTGCGCCTCTGCGAGCTTTCTGGACTGCGATACAACACGCAATGTTGAAGGGATTGCTTTGTATGCTTTCCAAAAGGTATCAAAATTTTCATGAGAAAAGCTTTTATTAGTTTTATAGTTATTTGTTTTAGTTATATTTGTTTTAGTTAGGGTCGCTCTCAACGACTGGGGGGGTCGCTGTGAACGACTGGGGGGGTAGTTGTCAGCGACTGGGGTAGTATGTATCAACGACCCCGCATGAATACTGGGATCTGTGACAGGTAATGCTTTACAATGTTGCCAGATTGTGACTCTATAACAGTTGGTTCTTTGCCCCTTTTCATCAATCCTGTACTGCTTTTGCAACAAATTTAACTCCACTAATTCTGCAACAGTCTTAATAACTTTGTCTCTGGACATCATTGCGTCCTTACTTATGGTCTGATAACTAGGCCAAATATTTGGATAATAACTTTGTAAGACCCATAAGACTGTAAGCTGGTGCGGGGTTACTTTACCTTTTAAAGCTGTTGGTAATGCTATAAATGGTGTATTTTCTGGAATAAAACTCATTTATGGAATATGTGATAACGATTAAAGGGATTGAAGCTGCACCTCAGGGCAGTAAGAAATTTGTAGGCAAGAATATAAAAGGGCAACCGATGATGATTGACACCTGTAAACGCTTGAAGTCATGGCGAGATCAGGTTGGTATTATGGCGAAGTTGGTTTGTGTTGACGGGATTATTGAAGAACCAGTTTCAATAGCAGTTACGTTTTGGTTTAAACGTCCGAAGCTTCACTATGACTCAAAAAAACTTTTAAGGCAAGATGCTCCAACATTTGTAACATCAAAACATAAGGGTGATATAGATAAATTGTGCCGAGGTTTACTTGATGGGTTAACTGGATCAGCATTTGCTGACGATAAACAGGTAGTGAAAATCCTTGCCGATAAGAAATATTGTGAACTAGAATCTCAAGCTGGTGCAACCATAAAAATTACAACTATTAGTAAAAATCATGAGAAGAATTGAACGACCATCAGGGCAAAAACTACATTTTTTAAAAGAAAACAGAAAAGAAAATTTGGTTAGAAAATTATTAGATATAGATTTACGTGGTGTAGATCATAAGGTTTATATAACAAAAGATTTTAGGGCAGATTTAACAGTTAATGATGGCAAATGGATTACTGACTATATCAGGGAAAAGATTATGAAACATAATTATAAAATTTCCAGAATCCCAAAATTACAGGTAAAAGATTTTGATATGCAAGAGATCAAAGCTTATGAAAAATCAATGTTGGTGTAGTCGGGAGATACATCAGCCCTCCGCGTGGCTGCCCTGCTTTTCCTACGTGTTGCGATAGGTTTTTTATAGCTTTCAGACTCCCAATCGTAAGTCGTCAGGCTTCCCGACTAAAATTTGTTAAGTGCATTTTCTAATCCAAAACAAATTCTAGCTATAGTGCCAGAATCTAAATGTTCTGGAAAAGGGCCAATTGATTTAGTAGATGGGTTTTTACTAAGAAACTGCTTAAGTTTTAAGCAATCATCAGCCCTCAGTTGCACAGATATGTCCATAAGACATATATACCATCACCATAGCGGATCGTCATATGGTGGAAACACCTTTGATTCTTGTTTTTGATATATTTTCTCTAATTGTTGTCTTTTCTTATAGTATAAATCTTTAGCCTGTTGATATTTTTTTATATATTTTATTAAATTATGTGCAAAATAATTTCTATAAATCCAATCAGTATTGTATCCAGTTTTAAAATTTGCGTTTCTTGCTAAAGTTATAAAATTATCTAATAAATGTTTATTATTTATAAAACTTCTTATTTTACCTCTAACCTTTTCACCATGTTTAAAATTTGGCGTAAAAGTTCTATAGTTTTCACCTAAAATTTCTACTCCGTTAGCTGTTAATACAATAAACTTTATAAACGTATGTCCATTATGTAATTGTTCATTAA